GTCAATTTAACTGATCCTTCAGAAGTAAAAGCTTCTTTTATATAAAGAGCTGATTGACTTACAAGGCCAGAAACGCCATAGTTTATTTTAAACTTCTTCAACGGTTTAGTGCTTTGTATAATAAAAGTATTTTCTCCACCTAAAGTAGGTACTTGACCAGTCTCGTAGAAACAGTCGAACCCTAAACTTTGTACTTTATCAAGTACTAAATTCACTAGTTCAAAATAACCAGCTAAGCTTTTAATACCAGGGTGCTTAAGAATTACTTTATCATCATACAATAATGTAAAGTCTGAATAGTATAAAGGCCCAGTAACTTCTTTAGGCACTGTTATGGCCTCAAGATATAAAGTGACAGTCTTTGTACTATCGCTAAAATAGGTATCACATGGTAACAATAACATACCTTGTGAGTCCAACGGATACATGCAGTTACTAGGAGCAAAAGCAAATATTTGATTGCTGTCATTAAATATAAACAACGGTTTATCATAGGTAATAAGTGAATCAACTTTTCGAAGTTTATGAACGTCAAATGTAAAAGGTACTCCATCAGAAAGTACAGGATCAACCTCGTCTCTAATTATCTCTAATTGAGCTTTATTAAGTTCCCAGTCAATTTCTTCAGAATACAACTTACGATTTTGATTAGTCTGAAGCTGTTGCACTTGGCGCTCAACTTCAATATGCATCTCTTGTACTAACATAGTTTCCGATTTTAAGTAAAGATAGAAAGTTTTTGAATATAAAAAAAGCCCTGGGTTTTAATCCAGGACTTTTCGGGGGCAAACAATGGAAAACACAATATTATACTGCTTCTTTAGAGTGTTCTTTAAGACGAATCTTAAATAACTCTACAGTCTTTTTATTCTCAGCATCCTGTAACCATAACACGGCATCTTTTTCATTAACACCTACTTGTTTATTAGTTTCAGAATCTACGTAACGAGCTCCTACTTTTTGTAGGATCTTAGCTTTAACTAATTCAGTTAAGAAGTACCTAAAGTTAATTGACTCATCTTGTACAAGATCAAGGAAACGTTTAGGATCCAAGTTAACCAACTTACGTAATTCAGCTGATTGCTTATTCTTAGGAATAGCGTCAGCATCTTTACCTAACAAGGTTAATTGAATAGCTACTTTCTTAGCATCTTTAGCAATAGTCAAGTAATGACTCATAGCCTCATTCAATAACTCGTTTTCTTTAATCTCAGTATTACCTTCACGTTCTGGATCGAACAAGTAACACAATTTGGTAGGATCACCATTAGCAACTTCTTTACTTAAAGCTAACTCAGGGAAACCTAAAGCATGCTTATAGATAATGTACTGCTCAACATCTATAGGAAGATTCTCTGCAGATACCGGTTTAGTGTTATCTACTTCTAAACCTATTTGTAATGGTAAACCAGTTGGAGGTACTTTAGTATTAAGGTCACTAAAGTAATTCATCAGTTCTTTACGGAAATCCTTGTCTGAAGGATGCAGTCCAATCATGGCCGGCATTAAGAGTTGTAATTCTGCTTCAGATAATCCAGTCGCAATTACTTTAGACTGAACACTCTTATAATAAGAGCCTATTGCATATGAAGCTGCGTTATAGTAATCAGTTAAATCTTTCTGACTACGCGCATGAAAAGGTAAGATTCGAAATATAGTAACGACCTTACTGTTAGGATGAGTACTTTGTGTCATATATTAATATGTTTTAGTTAAGCAAATATAATGATAGTTTTATTAATTCCAAATATTAGGCGCAACGTAAGTAAAATAGGCGCAATGTTCACGTACCCTGAACACAGGAAATTTATGAACGCACCAATGTTCCCTTTATCTATGAGGTAAACATTTAAAAATCTCAATGTTTATAAGGGTTTGAGTACCCTGAAAAGTCCAGTTTATTCATTAAAAAACTGGACAACCTGTCACAATTATATACAATATTCGTGACAAAAAATATATCTTTTTACATATAAAATCGGTAATTCCGATTAATCTATATGCTATGACATATAATGAAAAAGCCCCTTGCGGGGCTCTTCCTACCAAAACGATTAACTTATGACGAGTATAATCGTTCTGGATTTATTATGCTTGACCAGCTACGCAACGTAAGTCGAAGCATTTAGATCCGCGTCTCATTTGGTAACCACAAGAAGCAAATCTAGTGTAACCAGATTTATCTTGCTCAGTCGCCAAGATAGGAGCAGCATCTTTAGCAGCTACGTTAAAGCTTTGAGTCATTACTTCTAATGACTTAGGCATTGGAGTTAAGCCTGGTACAACACCGTGCAAGAATGAACGGCCTGTTTGAGCAACTCTTTGGATGTTTGGCATACCATCGTAATCGCTATCGTCGATAAATACCATACGATATGACTCTAAAGGTAATCCTGTTTCTGGATGACGATCAGAAGCTTGTGCAACTTCACCGTAGTCAAACAATGGGTTGTACTTCACTTTGATTGTGTAACCATCAATGTGGTAGAATCCGTCGAAGAATCCGCCTAACATTAAGTTACGTCCAGTACCAGATACAAACTTATCTGCAATACCTGAGAAGTCAGTGGTAATTTTAATACCTTCTTCTCTTAAACAACGGTCAATCTCACGCATACCACCACGACCAGTGTGTAAAGTAATAGTCATTCCAGACGCATCTGAATGGCCGAACAATGCATCACCAATACGGTTAACTAAACCTTTGTAACTCAATTTAGAGAACGTAGATTTGTTAGTGATCTGCTCTAATAAACCTGATCCCAAAGGAATAGCTTTACCAGTTAATTGATCCTTTAAAGAGATAGTACCGTCTTCTTTACGGTTGTACTTAGAGTACCAAGCAGCATGCTCTAATTGCATTAACCAACGCAATTCGAATTGCCACATGAACCAGTCCATCCATACGTTGGTTTGTTTACCATTGTAATTGATGTTAAAGTTCATCACTTTATTAGCAGAGTTACCTGCCCATGACATACCTTGTCTCATGAATCCCATTTGGTTCTTCATGCTACCTGGCATTGCCATTCCAGTCTCAGTTGAACGAGACTCACTTTCAGCTACTCCGGTGAATAACACAGCCCACAATCTACCTGACTCAATTTCTGAGTATGGTAAATATGTTTCTGGTCCACCAGCTGCTAGCTCTGCAGTATATTCCCACTCATCTCCAACTTTAGTACCATTGTCATGGATGTAAATTTGAACACCTTTAGGTGATTGTAAGATGAAGAATCTTTTCACTGAGTTATCAGTAAAACGAATCTTGAAGGTACCGTTTCCAACACCAACTTTGTCAGTTGAAGTGAAACTAGTAGAACCAGCTACAGCTGCTTTTGTAAACTTGCCCATTACTGGATAAGTAAACTGTACGTCATCAAGCTCAATTGCTGAAGCTTTATTACCGTAACCAACACCTCCTAAAGTCATAGTAGTGATTGGAAACTGACGTGAGTAATCTCCCATGATGTAAGTTAACATCTTGGTAAGTTCGGATGGTTTTCCTTGACGTTGGTGATAGAAGTTTGTTTCATCTAACATCGACTTACTGTCAAAGATCATTTCCTGTACTTGATACTTTAAGCGATCCATATTATTTATTTATTTAAGTTTTAAAAGTTTATTGTCCAAACACGTCACTTAATGGTAATGGTGCTCCACCGCCACCTGAACGTTTATTTTTACCTGCCGGGTTATCAGCTCCAACTCTTAATCGAAGTTGTTTAGTATTTAAAGTCTTAGCTTCACGTACTATGATATCCTTTAGGTTACCTTTTTTAAATCTCAAGAACTCTTTTTGTAATTCAACATCCAACTCTTCTGGATTTAACTCGTAGCTAACTACAAATTTACCATCTTCTGTTGGAGCTATTCTACCTGTAAAGAATGCAGCAAAATCTGCTCTATCTTTTTCAGGAATTACAAAATTTCCTACTTGTCCTTTTGCAACAATTGTATCAACCTTTTTGATAAACCCAGTTTTAGCTTTGTCAAGCTTCTCTTGGCGCTTAGTCATAGCGTCTAACTTCTCTTGAGTCTTAGCCTGAATATCTTCTTCTACTGTCTTACGTACTGTAAGAGCTTTAGTAACAAGCTTATCGTCAGTTTTCAATTGAGCTACAATAGCATCAATATCACTATCATCAAGTTTTTGTTGCTTATAAAAAGTTCTAACCATTGCTTCAGCAGCGTTGATATCACCTTTTATAACTTCTTCTGCAGGAGGTAATCCTGGTTCAGTGTTAAAGAACGACTCTCTATCTCCACCATTTTGCACATGTACTAAATACCTGTACGCATCTGGTAAAGATGTTTTTAAATATTCTTCAAAGCCTGCTACTCGAGCTTCAGCTATGATTTCAATATTCTTTGCAGTAGTTGCTGGATCTAATCCTTTTTCAAGTTTTAATCCTTCTACTTCAGCATACTTTCCAACTTCAGCCCAGTAAGCTTCCGCTTCTTCTGGATCTTCGTCTCCTGGTTCATCTACAATTGGGTTACCATTTTCATCTAGTTTAGGATCATCACCTGGAGGATCATCATCTAAATCAAGGTCTTCCTCAATTGGATTTCCATCTGCATCTAATTTAGGCTCATCACCTTTATCAGCGGCAGCAGCAGCTTCATCTGCAATTCTCTTTGCTTCTAATTCAGCGGCAGAAAGGTCGATTGGTTTTGGTTCAACTCTTCCAAATTCTCCATCTTCTAAATCATTAGCGATGTCAGTCAGTGAAGGCCCTTGGCCGCCACCTCCCTCACCTGCATCTCCAGGTGATCTGTAAATAAAAACTCGTCTCATAAGTTATATCAAAAATAATGTTTACACTATTACAAACCTAATTTCTATACCGTGGGTAGTGTTTCCATACTATTATCCCACTGAGGTATATTATTTTTCACCAGAAACCTTATTTCGTAAGGCTACTTTAGCTTTCCTTTCTTCAATACGTTCTTTAGCTTCGATCTCTTTCTCTTTAATATCCAACTCTCTTGAACGTAAAGAAGCATCTATATTAGTACCACGTTGTTGTTCTACTAATTCCTTAGTCTTAATATCAGAATCTCTAACAGACTTCATATCATCACCACTAGTATCTGGTACTATTGTAGGGCTCGCTGTTGCGGAGGCGTCCGCTTCAATCACCGCTAACCTTTCTTTACGATCATACTCTTGATGCATGTAATCTAAGTCTAACGATTTTAAGTAGGCAGCGTTATCTCTTTCTAATTGAATTTTAGCTTGCTCAGCTTCTTGCTCACTCTTAGCATTCTGTTCTGCCATCTTCTTAGCAGTCTCAGTATATTGCTTACTCATCTGCTTTAATTCCGATATTGAATCCGCTAACTCTAGACTAACTAATGCATGTGGATCCATACCATTTTGAGCAAACGCTTGAAGGTACTGTTTAATACGGTTTAACTTATCTGTATCACCGGCAGTATCCGTTGCAAATACACCCATTGAGGCATTACAGTATAAATCAGGGTCTATCTCCAATAGCTTAGCTTTCATATCTGAAGTATGCCATAACTTACGCATGCCTTCAGTATTAGTAAGTTTTGAAAGATCTAACAGTCCTTGTAATTCCGATAATAAGAAATCTTTAAACCCATCAAATACTATTTCAGTAATAACTGAGGATTGGAATATAGCTTGATTAGTTCCACTTACTGAATCAGAAGCTTGAACTTGTGCTTTACGCTGACGTGAGATACCAATTAAGTTATCCCATTTTTCTTCTAATGCATTAAGTAAATCAATCAATTGACTTATATTCTGGAATGTATCCATGTCCAGGGTTTGGTACTGATTAAATGATCTGTCAGCTCCCATTTGATTACGGTTAATAACCATGAATCTTTTAGCTTTAGCTGTGTAGAAAAACTTCTCTTCGTTCCAGCCATCACCTTTAGGAATAACATTCTTATCTATCAATACTATCTTACCCATATTTTGAGCAATGGCCTCTTCTAATTTATACTGCACAATTAAGTACAGTATTTGAATAGGAATACCTAGCTTAAGAATAGAGGTAAACTCACTCTCAGTGTTAGAGAATACTTTACCATTGTACGGACCTTTACAGTACGACAAGTTATTCATTTCATTACGCTGAGCTTCTATTGGTCTAATGTTAACATAGATATCTTCTGATATTCTCCAACCTTCCCAAAACTCATTAACATAAAACGGTTCAGCTTTTTCACCTTCACCTACTATATAATCTTCATCATGTATTTCACGTACCGGCATTCCTGTTACAGGATCCGTACTCATCACATCTAATAATCTTTTTTTACTCTTCCAAACAGCATGCTTAACAACATACTTGTCTCCACCTAACTGAGATTTAGTATTGGCCATTTGTAAGAAGCTTATAAACTGACTTCTATTAAATACATTATTACTCTCTAATGCTTTAATGTCAGCTACTGACAACTTGTCATAAAATAAATCTACTAGTTCAGATAACGACATTTCATAATCTGCTACTACCCATTCTCTATCTTCAATGTACGGAGACACACCCTCTTTCTCGTACTTAATATTACGAGGAGATACTCTCCAATAAATTAATTGAGAATGAAATACGCTTTTAAATGAGAATGTATGACCAGATATTGTCCAGTCTTTAAACATAGTCTTCCAAACTTCCCATATCTTATTTTCAGCCATGGTACAGTCTAACCAATCTTTACCCATCTGCGCTATATAATCTCTATAGTCATATGGGAATTTCTCCATCATCTCTTCAGGCGGCCCAACTTCTTCTACCTGTGCTTGAGCTTCTTCAGGTTCTATGCCTTGGTTGATCAGCTCTTGAATTTTAGCATTGTTAAAATGTGAAATTAGATTATCCTTAAGAGCTTTAAGTCTTTCTTCCTCATATGCAAAATATGCATCAGGAGATAAGTTCTGTACTTGAAAAGGAAAAGGTCGTTTTATAAACTCACCTTGTATAAGATCTAAGTTAGTACGTAAAATAGTTACTGGTCTAATCTTAGCTGGGTAGTATGTGTTATTCGGATCTTCAGCTGACAAAGGGTCAGTTACACTCTTAAACCAAGCCGCGGGAAATCTACCATTATACACATCGTATAACTGTTCGATCGTAACACCATCGGAAGGAACGTCATTTACCATGGCTATATCGCAAAGGTAATCGACGTTAGCTTTACCCCATTTATTATCGTTTGCTATCTTCTCTGCAAAAGAGAGAGTCTGAATAGGCTTATTATTCATAGTCATAGTATAAGAGTCTTATCGAACAAATATATACAGTATTCTAGACAATAGCAACTTTACTGTCATCTCCATATTTTCCCTGTCCAAACCATTTTCTAGAAGTCAAAGTATTTTCTGGACCAGCCTCCAAATTGTTCTTAGTCTGCTCATGGAACTCACGTCTCATGTACATCCATAATATACCTGTAGAGATACGGTCAAAGTTACCATCTTCATTAAACTTACATATCTCATCTAAATGTCCTAAATCATAAATCTTGTGAATGTTACAGATCTCTTTCCCATCTTCATCAATACCTCTAACTTGTTTTAAGAAGTTAGCATACATGATTAAACCTTGTTGCTTACGCTCAGTAGGCATAGCCATAAAGTATGACCTGTTACCTACTTTATAAATCTCCTTATTGTTAACAGTCTCTGGTTCAAAACAGCATCTGTGTATATGACCATGCGTTTTAGCATACCCTTTAATATTCTCTCCACCTCCACCAATCTCTGACTGTACCATACAATTGTAATAGTCTGCCATTAAAAAGATAGTCTTGTAGAAATTCTCAATATCATTAGGACGACCGACATACGATGCTACAATCTTATCACCGGAAGTAGAAGACAGTGGACTATCATTTTTCACTACCCAGCATACTCCTAATGAGGTTTTATCCTTAGCCTGGTCAGTATAAAATGGATCGACAAGTATTTGATAGATGGGTAATATTTGACTCATCTCATCTTTTTCAGGTCTTTCATAAATAGCAATACACCCTTCTAAATTCTCACTTTGCTTATGTGGATAATGATTAATGTACTTAGGATCTTCGTCAACTCTAGGTCTGAAACGTACTCCTCCATCTTCGAAGCGATCTAAAAATCCGTACCTTACTAATTCTCCTAACAAAGGATTCGTCTCTATCTTTCTTCTTTGCTCTTGTGCCAGTGCGACCGGGAAGAAATTTCCAGAAATCCTCTGCAAAGCTTCCGACGGGTTACGTGGAAACTCCGCTTTACGTCTGTCCAATTCTTTTGGATCTGGGAGTGCTGCCTTTTTTGCTCGTTCTTCATCATCAAATCTAATTGCTGCTTCTAAATCAATGTTACCGCTATCATCAAAAAAGTCTTCATACGTTTGGAAACAAGGTACGAACAATCCACACTCTGTATGTTCATATCCTTCTTCCCATATGTTATTAAAAGCTAACATGTCATAACCTTCTGGATGTTTAAAGATTTCCTCTAAACCCTCCAATGCCGGCCCTTCCTCACCACCAGTACCAAACACTGAGATCTGTCCAGTCATTCTAGCACCTTGGCGTACAGATGGAAGAGATATAGCTAATGCATGCTTCAAGTTCTTAAACGAACCAGCTTCTTCATACGTAATCTTTATACCATCCTTACCCCTTACCTTATTTGGATTATCTACTACGATACCCATAATTTCAGACATGTAACCTCTTTCGTTACCAAAGTCATCTAAGTAAGAAGCTTTCTGATGTAATAATAAATTCTTCTTCTTCCTATTCTTCAACCACCATCTTTGTGTATGCTCATTCAAGAAGTCTAGACCACCTTGAACCTTATTTAAAATACCATCTACAGTTAAGTACTGTAATGATGCTGCAAAGAAATAAGATTTAGATGCTGGTATAAAGTTGTAATTCCATATTCCGTCTGCCGCTTCTTTATATGAAAAACCGGCACGACGTGTTTTTAAACAGGATAAATGTTTAGGAGAGTTATAATCTTTAATAGGCAATCCTGGAATACCAAGACTTTCAATAAAGTCTGCAGTACCACCATTCATGGCTATTTCTTTGGCCCACCACCAGTAATAATCAATCTCCCAGAATCTAGGAAACGTCAACTGTTTAGGGTCCATTACTAATGGAGTTCCATCAGGCTTTGTAGCCATGATTGGAAAGAAGTTTAAATAAAAATAATGTTTACCGGTTATTGATAAACCACCTACAGTGTACCCATTAAAACATCTCCTTGTCTGTTCTTGCCAGAATTCATAATAGTCTTTACTTCTAAAAGGCGCCTTAGTATATACTCCATACTTTTGAAAGTATGTAGCAGCCTCAGAGAATTGACGTGTATTAACAAAAGTTTGGAGAGCCATATTACAAATATAACAGTTTCACGTGAAACCTACGCAGGGTCTTCATTAAGTCCTTTAACAGTGTTACCTCTAACACCTTCTCCATCTTGTAATTCTTTTCTAACAAGGTACTCTAATTTAGCCATAGCTTCTAATACATCTGGTAAACGTTGTAATCCTTGTAAAAATGAATTAGGATTGTGAAGTAACTCACCTTTTTTATCTACGTCAGTAAAGTCAATCTTTTCATAGTACTCTTCTAACTGAGTAATGGAAACCTTTACTGCTCGAAGAAGCTTAAGAGATTTTGTTGCATTAGATTGCAACTCTCTATATTTATCTAATGCAGCCAGAACGTCTGCATCAATATCTTTTTCAGTCAGTTGTAGCATCTCCATTGCCTGGATTCGCTTTTCGTATGGCTCATAGTTTTCTAAAATAGAATTATAATCTTCCATTAAATAGATATAAAAGAACTTCTTCTTAGCCATCAACTTCTTCCGACCATCGTTATCACCGGGTGATCCTTTATCTTTAACAAGAATATTCTTGAACTCTGGAACAATGTGAATGAACTCTTTATCAAGCATCACCTCATTATTCTCTTTATCTATTTCAAATAATCTAACTGCCATAATCGTTTTATTTATTTAAACCCCATAGGGCGTTTACTATCTTTTATAACTTCAATCTCTTGAACAAAGTGCCAAGATGTATCCATACCATGAGCTAATTCTACTCTACTTCCTCCATGTATTGAAGTACTTACTGATATGATCATTCGTTTGGATTTAGTGGTATCATGTAGTAACACCGCATAATCCCCTAAATCAAAGTCTAGTTCTATCGTCATATTATTTCTCGTCTAAAAAGTCTAACAGATCTTCACCTGTATCTTTAACATTCTTATTTGTACTAATCTTTGGTAATCCACTTCTATTGTTAACCTTAGCTATACGATACCTATCCACTTGAAACTTACCAAACTCCGGCCATCTCACCATAACAAGGTCATCACTCTTTATTTTTTCCTTTGTCAATAAACTCTGTGACCCCATTATCTGTTCTATCAGTACCATATCTAAGTTAAACTCAGCTGACAGTGTTTTAAACACATCATGGTTTGCAAACTTGGAGTTCTTTCTAATTGCCATATTTCAATTGTATTGGACCTTTCACTCTTAAGTGCTCTAACATTAAAAGTACTTCTTTCTTCATATACGGTACTTTATACACTGTAGGTTTAGGATCAATAGGCTCACCCATTGGATCTACGTTGTAATGCAAAATTTGCATATTCCTTGGTGTGTATCCAAAGCATTCGTACATGTATGCGTACAAAGATAACTGTAAACAGTAATGAGTATAGTTGCAATCCATCAAATGTTTAAGCGGGCCAAGCATCATCTTGAACTTACCGCTTTTAAACTGAAAGGACTTCAACTTAATCTCTTCATTTGTTTTATAATCATCTATATCTACGTACGGAAAGTCTTTCCTATCTACAACAGCCTTATCAGGAGTACCACTCACTTTGTAAGTCTTATTCCATAATGGCATCTCAAGGTAAACTCCGTCCGGTAAGTTTTCAATCTGAGAACCTCTCATAAACTCGAGCTCGTGATTCCGTACTTCAAATATTTCTCCAAAGCCTCGAACTTCAATCCCTCTCCCAGCTACTCCATCTTCTTTCATCTTATGAAACCGAGATCCTTTGAAACAACTAGCATCTCTTTTTTCTGCCCATCTATCTAACCAGTACTGAGGAGTATGTCCATTCTTTTCAGCATAACGAGTTGCTACCACTAAATCTTCAAATGGTTCACAAAACTTCTTAATAAGAGTAGTGGCCGAGATATACTCAGCCCCAGTCTCATCAGTGTACTTATGTTGTATTGGATCAAATTTTATCATCAGTATTTTCTTTTGATTCACCAAAAACATCGTTAAAAGCATCTTTAACTCTTCTTTCTAGTCCTTCTTGAGTTAGTTTACTATATTGAGGTACGTTTTCAATTTGTTCAATTATCCCTGAACCAGAAGGCACTTGAACCACATTAGGTTTATTTTCATAATCTGATGCGTCTAACAGTACCATTCTATAGCTTTCCATTGGTAAACCTGATAATGGTTTATCAAATATTGGATGTGGAACTACAGATATATTTACCTCATTTTCATACTTTTCACCATATGTACCATCAGCTATTAATTCTAAAACCTTAGCTTTATTTCTAGCTATGATCTCATCAACTCGCTTGTTTATTTCATCTTGATTATGGTAATCAATATCTTTAAAAGCTGGAGATACTACTAACCAACCTTCAGCCGTAATGAAATCTTCTACACTGTTACTAACACTATGATCTCCTTGCGCTCCACCATAAAAAGCATATGTACTTTCTAAATCGGTAATACCTCGTACATGTTGTTGAATTATGCTATAGGTCTTCATTAGTCAATGACCTCCACTGCATTTCCTGATTTTTGTATTTGTAATAACTCTTGATAATGTTCACCTAATAAAGCTTTACCTAATGTTAAGTTAGCAATTGCTTGTTCTTTATAGATTCTAGACAATTCATCTCCAACAGGTAACTCCACAATCTCATTAATCAACTTCTCCACTTCAGTACGTAAAAATAATATTTTTTCGAATCTGTTTGCTTGGTAATAACCAGCCAACTCATAATTAGTTGTCATCACTACCTTACTGTCAGCATCTAAACCGTACTTCATAATGGCATGATACTCTTCAACCCTATCAATAGCTGGTTTTACATCTGACAAATTCTTAATTTCATTCACGTATGGGTATGACATTTTGTCAGTGTCCATAGCTTTTCGGTAATAACCGAGGAAATAGTGAACCATTCCTAGCTGTCCGCCTACGCTTTGCAGTACATCAGAGAATACGACAGTGCTTCTACGCTCTGCAATTGATCCTGGCTGTAATGCTGTGATTTGGATTTGTAATAACCCTCCAACGCCGTGTTGAAGTTTAGAAAGTTGCAATCTGAGTGCAGATACTTTCTCTGAAAGTGCTTGATATTCCATATTAAATCGTTTTTGGTAAGACAAACGTAAATACTTTTTTTGAAATATCAAAATTATCAATGATTATCGGCATTGTGGTCTAATGGTTCCCCATTCTCCCTCCTCCTTCCCCCCTTGTTCCCCCCTTTCTCTCTCCCCCTTTAAAACC